GGGTTGTTGAACGCGAATTTTCGTGCATCGAATTTTCCCAAAACCAAACCACGAAACGTTTTGTCCCGATACCGCACAAACATATTTCCTATGCGCGCCCACTTTGTTCACCACCTCTCGCCACAATTATTAGCTCGCAGCCTTGCATCAATTTCAATTTATCACACACCCCAAATTTTCCCAAATTACCCCTTTACATTTTCCCAAAAACCGCGTATTATATAACCATCGAGAGAGGGAACGGAACGGAAGGAAATGAGATGAAACTCAAAAGGCTGGGTACAAGGTTGTTATCTGCGGTGCAGTGCGAGTGTACAAACGCGCAGTTTGGTTGACACCTGATTTTAAGGAGGTAGTAAAAATCAATGGTTTGATTCTCCGCCTCGAAGATTTGCGCCGCAATAAATTCTATGACATTTTTTACGAGCGTGCATAAGGGGGAACAATGATTAGCGTCACAGCCGAACCGGCTAGCTTCGCTAGCGAAATGCTTGGTTACTTTATCTTTTTTTTCATTCCGCTTCTGGTTGCGGCCTGGTGGACTAATAGGAGGTAATGGAAATGCGGAACTACTTTTACTTGATGGCTGGCACGTTCTTCCTGCTGGCATCGCTTCTGACGGTTTTCATTGTCGTGTTCGGTGTTATAACGGGCGTTCAAGCATACGAACAGCTGCAAGCAATGGGGGTAATGTAGCATGCACGGATATGAGGATGCTATATCGAGGCTGGCAGAATGGTACTTTGAAATGAACAGTAGCGAGCTTTACGAAACTGAGCGCTACCGTAGGTATTATTACAAGTACAATGCGGGGGTTGAAACTCTCATGCTTGCTTTGAAAAAACCTTACCACGAAATTCATAATGATGTGGTCAACGCGGCACTAACGAGCTATAATAGGCAAGCCACGTTAAGAAAGGAGCAAAGAAATGGCACGTATAATCAAGCGCAAAATTCGCACGACTGAATGCGAAGTTGTGGACGAGAACGGACAGCGCGTTACCCTCATGCGCATTAGCGGAAACGTGAGCGCGCCGCGTATGGCTAATATCGTGCGCCGCGACAAAGAGAACCCTCTTCTTAGTGTTCGCAATGTCGTAGCCACCGAAAAGGTGTACTACATGACCGAAGAGGAATTCATGCAGCACGCGCACGAAATGGAAATTGAAGAGAACGAAAAGGAGCTGTAACCATGTCTGACGAAATGATGATTGTTGAGAACGAAACCGCTATTGCAAATTCCGATGAGACGTTTGCCGACCGCATTATTAACCACGTGCGTGAAGCCGGATTCTACGCCACCTTTGACACGTCGGAGCGCTCCGGCCAGGTGAAGTTGTACAAGGCCACGAACGCCAGCAAGCTTCTGCGCGAGTTCATGGAAACCCCGCTTGCTATCGTTGATTTTGTGTTTACCCCTACTGCCGTCACTACGGAGGCGGGCGAGACTGAGCAGGTTATGGGCGTGTACCTCGTTGGCGCGGACGGCACTACCTATGTTTCTTCCTCGAACGGCGTTATTCGCTCTGCCATTCAGATTATTTCTATGCTGGGCGAGCCGTCCACGTGGGGAGAACCGCTTACGGTGGTTTGCCGCGAATCTAACACCGCTAAAGGCCGTCGGTATAAGTATCTTGACCTGGCATAAGGGGAGCGCCGGGGGTGTGCGGGGCGGCGTAATGCCGCCCCTTTTTAGTGCAAGGAGGATGTATAATGGTCGTGCCATCTCACATTATTACGCTCATTGCGGCGTTTCTTGTTATGGCGATTGTGCTTATTCTTCTGACAATAAAATAACCCCGGCCTTGGCCGGGGTTAAACGAAAGAAGGTGTTTGCTATGACTAAACGAACGACGCTGGACAAGGAAATTTCTCGCGCGCTCAAAAACACCCGTAACAAAGTATACCGCTTAAAGCAGGCAGGCGCAAGCGATGATATTTTGCGGCGTTACGACCCGCGCACGAACGGCAGCGATACGCAACAATATTACGCTATGTTTCGCGGGGGCAATTTGACCGGCTCGCAGAAGCGCGCATTCTTGCGCCGCCTGAAAGAATTCAATGCGACCCGCGTTGACGCGCGTAAATTGGTAGGCGAGGAAAACTACCTACCGCCTACGATGGTTCGCCGTTTTAACGCGCTTCAACGTGAGGTGAACCGTGCGGCGAACTTGCAACGTCAGAACATTATCAAAAGCGCGGGCGGCGAGAAAAAAGCCGTCTACTATAACGAAAGCTACCCGCAAGGGCGCAAGCTGAGCGAAGCGGACGCATTCGACCAGCGCCACATTTGGCGCGAGCTTAACGAGATTCACCGGCAAACACGCTTCCCGAACAAGAAAACCTTAAAGCGCGCTATCACGTCGCTTGAAACGCGCTTGTCCGACCTGGAAGGATTCGACGAGCGATTAGCGAACTGGAAGCAAGTAGCGGAGAACAAGCTCCGTGCCAACAATGAGAATGCCATGGCCGATGCTATCCGCGATATGACTTTGGAGCAATTCAGTCAAATGAGCGTGCTCACTGACTTTAACGCTCAAATGGAAGCGTACCAGTACCCCAAGGACGAACCGGCGAGCACGGACGAATACAAGCAAGCGCTCATTGAGAACGAGCGCGCGCGCCGTCGTGGACAGCTCGAAGTGCCGGACGACGTGGTAAAGTACGCGCGCGGGGCTATCGGTCGGTATCTTGGCGTTTATTCTCGCAAGTAAAAGGGTGATACGGCGTGAAGCGGCACTTTTGCGCCGACTTTGAAACCACGACATTTGTAGACGATTGCCGCGTGTGGGCATGGGGCGCGGCGCGCGTCTGCGACGAGCCGGAAGAGACTTTCGTGTATGGCACTGACATTGACGGCTTTATGGAGTGGGCTTTGGAGCAAAGCGGCGCGCGCATATGGTTCCACAACTTAAAATTCGATGGCGGGTTTATCATGAGCTGGCTCTTGAATCACGGTTACGACGCTTGCACGGACATGCGCCCGCCTGCCGGTAAATTTTCTGCGACCATTGACGAGCTGGGCAAGGTCTACCGTATCGAAGTCGCGGGCGTAGAGTTCGCCGACAGTTACAAAAAGATCACTATGAGCGTGCGCGCCGCCGCCAAGACCTACGGGCTGGAAATGACCAAGGGCGAGCTTGATTATGAGACGTTCCGCCCGGTAGGGCATGAGCTGACCGTCGAAGAGCTGGACTACCTGAGCCGTGACGTGCTCATTATGTCGCGCGCTATGAGCATTCGCCTGTCGGGCGGCTCGAAGCTCACGACGGCGAGCGACTGCCTCGCATGCTATAAGGATTTGGCGGGGCGCGCTTTCCGCGCGGTCTTTCCGGTTATCAATCCCGTGATTGACGAGCGCTTGCGCAAGGCATACCGCGGCGGATGGGTGTACGTCAACCCGCGCCATAAGGGAGAGGATGCGGGGCGCGGTATCAGGCTTGACGTTAACAGTCTGTACCCGTGGGCGATGCGCTATAACCCCTTGCCCGTCGGCGCTCCGCAATACTTCGCAGGCGAACCGAGCCCGACGGAAGAACGCCCGCTATGGATAGCAGAGGTGGAAATGACGGCACGCTTGCGCCCTGGAAAGCTCCCGTGCATTCAAGCGCGTGGCGCGTCCCTTTTTGGCGAGCGCGAGTATTTGGAGCATATCGACGCGCCCACGCGCTACCTGGTGTGCTCCGTTGACTGGGCGCTGTGGTGCGAAATGTACGAAATAGACGTGTGGGGTTGGTTCGGTGGCTGGAGCTTCCGCGAGCAAAGCGGGCTGTTCGACGAATATATAGACACCTATATGCAGCAAAAGCAGGATGCGGAAACCCCCGGCGCGCGAGCGCTAGCGAAGCTCTATCTCAATGGCCTTTACGGCAAGCTGGCGCAGAAAATCAATGCCGTGAACCGCGTGCCGTACTTGGGCGAGGACGGCGAGCTTAAATTCCGTGAAGCGGGCACGAGCGAGCGCGAGCCGGTCTATTTGCCGGGAGGAATATTCATCACGGCATACGCGCGCGGTAAGACCATCCGCACCGCTTGCGAATTCGGCGAGAGGTTCTGTTACGCCGATACTGACAGCATTCACGCTATCGGCGAGGATATACCGGAGGATGTGGAAGTGCACCCAAAGAAGCTTGGAGCGTGGAAGCTCGAAGCCACGTTCGAGCGCGCGCGGTTCGTCCGCGCGAAAACCTACGCTGAGACGGTGGGCGGCGTTGACGAGTACACGTGCGCGGGCATGAGCGACGCGCTCAAAGCCGTAATGCGCTTCGAGGATTTCAAGAGCGGCTTCACGACGAGAGATTGCCCGTTTTTTCTCCCCGGAGGGTGCGGGAAAGACTGCGCGGCGTGCTATGATAACGTCAAGAATTGGGGCTTGCGCCCGAAACAGGTGCGCGGCGGCGTAGTGCTTGTGCCTAGCCCCTTCAGCATCAAGTAGGGAGGGGTGCCGATGGAAGTCGAGCAGTTCACACAGTTGGTTTCGAGCGTGGGCTTTCCTATCGTGGCCTGCGCGTTCATGGCGTGGCTCTATGTGCAAATGAACGAAACGCTTAAAGAGCTGACCGTGGCCATAACGGAGCTCACAGCAAAATTCGAATCGCACGTTGACCACGTGGAGGGGCAGTAATGGTAATGCAGGGTTACGACGTGAGCAACTGGCAGTCGGGCTATTCGGCCGACTGGTTGGTTCGAACGTCGGATTTTTTGATCATGAAAGCCACCGAAGGGCTGGACTTCGTGGACGGCCACTGCGACGGCTGGGTGCAAGCCTGCCGCCGTGCGGGGCATCCGTGGGGCTTTTACCACTTCGCGCGCAACAATGACGCGATAGCCGAAGCGGATTATTTCATTGACAACACTGCTGATTATTTCGGCGAGGGCATTCCCGTGCTCGACTGGGAAGACGGGCAAAGCGTCGCATGGGTGAACGCGTTCGTTGAGCGCGTGCATTCGCGCACCGGTATTTGGCCGTGGATTTACGCTAACCCTTGGCGCTTCCAGCTGGGCGGGGTGAACGCAAATTGCGGGCGTTGGGTCGCGTCCTACCCGGGCGGCGTGCCTAGCCCGGATGCATGCCCTGCCGCCGACGGCGTTCCGGTATGCTGCTGGCAGCACACGAGCACGCCGCTGGATAAAAATTACTTTTATGGCGATGGCGAGACGTGGCGGGCTTATGCCACGGGAGAGGGGGAGGACATGCCCACGAAAGAAGAGATCGCCGAGGCCGTATGGCGGTACTGGTGGGACGGCGAAGGCGGCGAGTATGACAATTGCTATAACAAGCTTTCTCGCGCGGTTAACGAGATTACCCGCACCGATGACCCGACGGGGCGCGATTACGCGAGCACGACGCACGAGCACGTGAAATGGATTGCTGCCGCTATCAACGGCGCGCCTGAGATTCCGGGGCTGAGACAGCAGTTAGAGGGTATTGCCACCGCCCTTGCCGGAATCAACGAACGTCTGGACAACCTAGAATGTCAACTCCTGGAATACGACGGGGAAGAGGAGGTGTAAGGAAAAGGCCGGGTTTGCCCCGGGCTTTTTCGCATCACGCTCCGCGCACTTCGCTGCATACCGCCTGCGTTATAAGGACGTGCATCTCGTCCTGCTCCATGGGCTGAGGGCAGAAGCCCGCTTCTTCGAACATTTGCAAAAGCTCGCTATAGAGCGTGCCCGCTGAGCGCTGGCGCGTGATGGTGTACTCGCGCGTTACCGACTTTCCCGCATTTTCGAAATTATCCCACCAGTACAGCTCTAGCAGGACTTCCGCCGCATACCCGCGCGAATCTCCTAGCGCGTCAATCAGCACGCAGTATTTGCGATGTTTTTTGTCCCCACCGTCGTAAAAATACCGCATGGTTTTTGCTCCTTTCTCGCTACTGATATATAATAGCACTGACCGAGGCACCCGCGCGCCACGCCAGTAGGGTAATTGCACGTGCGAGGGGGCTAGCGTCCCGTGCTCCCCGGCGCTATCGCGGCGCTTTGAGCGGGCGCGCGGAAATGCCCGGCACTTTCGCGGCGCGCGTGGTGGCGGCAAACCGTACAACCACGCGCGCCATTCGCACTAGAGGAGGTGCCACAGATGGATTTCGACGAGATTATTGAGCTTCTCCAGGGCGAGGAACCGGACATTGCCGGTATCATTGACGGCCTGGGCGGTCTGCGCACGGCAAGCGAAGGCGCGAGCGCGCGCATTGCGGAGCTGGAGCAGGCCGTAGCCGACCTGGAATCTAAGTACCAGCAGACGGCGGCGAAGAACTGGGAGCTTATGCAGGCCATGACCGCTGAGCCTGAGCCTGACCCGGAACCCGGCGAGGGCGAGGGCGAGGACGAGGGCGACCCGTTCGCCGACCTTTTCGAGGAGGGGGAATAAATTATGCCGCAGGGATACTTGAATGCTTCGAACGTTGATATTCTGAACGCGGTGCGCCGCTCCGCGTCGCTTGAGTACAAAGACCGCGTGCCGGTCGCGACGCAAGCTAACCTGGCGCGAACCGTCCGCACCATCCGCGATTACCCGGTTATCTGGAATGAGTACATGGAAACCCTGGTGAACCAAATCGGCATCAGGATTTTTAACAATTACCAGTTCAACAACGTTCTGCGTCCCTTCAAGCAGGGCATGAACTGGGGTAGCATTGCAATGGAAATCGGCTCGAACCTGATTACTGCCGACAACTTCGACCAAATGGACGCCAACCCCTGGACGGCGCAGACACCGGACATGCGCGCGAACTACTATGTGCGCAACCGTGCCGACGTGTATGGCATGTACATCAACGAGGAATTGCTGGCGGAAGCGTCTGAGAACGACGGCCAGCTGTCCGGGTACGTCAATCAGCTTTTCGCGCTGCCGAACGAAAGCGCGACGTGGGACGAGTATCTTCTTATGAAAGACACTCTAGCCGAGTACGAGGCTTCGAGCGGATTCTACAACGTCCAGGTTGCCGACCTTGCCGCGTCTTCCGACAAAGAAACCGACGGTAAAGACCTGGTGGAGAAAACGCGCGCGATGTACCTTAAAACCAACGGTTTCTACTCGCGCAAGTACAACGCCGAGGGCATGGACTCTATGTTGACTGACGCGGTTCTTGTCCTTGACGCGTCCGTTGCGGCGGCTATCCCGGTCAACGTCCTTTCCGCTGCTTTCAACATGTCGGAGACGAGCTTCTATGGCCGCCAGGTGGTCATTGACAGCTGGCCGGAGGGCTTGGAAGGCACGCAGGCGCTGCTTATGGACGGCGATTTCTTCCGCGCGTTCGACATTTGCAACAAGAGTGCTAGCATTTACAACCCGAAGACGGACGGCCTGTATAGCTACCTGCATTGTCGCGGCGTGTACGCGGCGAGCAAACAGCGCAACGCCATTCGATTCTCGACGGACGCGAGCACCGAAACGCCCACCGCTACGGCGAAGGCAGCATCGTCCGTCACCGTGGCGCTCGACCCGGCCGTTGCTAACAATGCCGTGCTTGAGGCGGGCGCTGCCGTGCAGCTTGCGCCTACGGTCAAATACTCCGCGCCCGCGTCCACGCCGAACGATGCGAACGCGTATTTCGTTATCACGGCTGGCACGGCTGAGCAGGCCGCAAACGGCACGCTTCCGGTTATCCTGCCGGATACCGGCACTTACGTTGACCGTTTCAACGTTCTGCACGTCTCCGAAAAATCCGCCTACGAAACCATGGTCATTACTGCGGTTTCCACTGTTACCCCGACCGTGAGCGGTAACATCACGCTCAATAAGGTGGGCTACTCTGCCAGTTAATCGGCATGGTATAATCAAGGCGGGCGCTATGCCCGCCTTTTTTATTGTTTGGAGGTGCGATCATGCCTTTCTCTCCGGTCGAATGGCCTGCTGACTCTCAGGTGATGCTCTGCAAAGTCCCTTGGGATGCGTCCTATAAAGACGTGGTGTATTTCGCGTCAGAGAATGCCCGCAATGACTACTTTCGCGGGGTAGCGCAGGACGGCGAGAGCGTGAAAATCAAGCACATGACTTACCTTAAACCGCGCGAGCCGGTTACGGTCAACGTGCCGTATTCCAAGTGCTACCAGTATAATTACCTGACGGTGGAAAATCCTAAATTGCCGGTTCCGGGCGAGGTAACGCCGCCTATTCTCTTTTATTTCATCACAAGCGCTTCTTACGTCGCGCCTAACACGACGGCGCTCGAATTGCAGCTCGACGTGTGGACTACGTATGTCTACCGTTGCCGTTTCGGCACGGGCTTTTTGGAGCGCGGGCATTTGCCCATGAAACGTTTGTTCGATGAGAACCGCCGCGACGTTCACACCATCGAGAACAGCAACCTGCTTCGCTACGCGTCAGTGCCGGAAGGCTTGGACATCGGCAATGAATACGTGCTTGTCAACCACGAATGGAAGGACATATCGAACCCTGCCGGGGGCGGCTGGCGCGTCATCGTCACGAGCACGGTAAACCTTGCCGCTGACTGGGGAACCAAGACAAGCCCTAATTTGGAGTGCGCCGACGGGCAGCAGACGGACGGGCTGGTATCCGGCTGCAACGTCTACATGCTCGACGCTGAGAATTTCAAGTACTTTATGGAAAAGGTGAAAAACTCCCCGTGGGCGGCAAAAGGCATCGTCGATATTACGTGCTTCCCGTCCGGTCTGCTCACGGACGCGCCGGACATTGACCTAAACGGGGTGGCGGCGAAGTTCCTAGGAGAGACACCCGACGAAAGCGCTTGGTTCAAGACGGGCAATATTTGGCAACAGCTCAGCAACGGCATCCCGCGTGAGTACCAGTGGATGCACAAATTCTTCGCGTACCCGTACTCGTGCATTGAGTGGACGAATTTCCAAGGTAGCCCGCTGGTGCTCAAACCTGAGCTGTGCGCGACCGTCAACGGCGAGGTCGAGATGTTCGTCACGGCATGCGCCGCTAACCCGGGAATGCGCATTGCAGTATGGCCGGGGCTGTACGGCTATACGCCCGGCGTGTCTTGCACGAACCAAGTAATACGCTATGAATACGCCACTATGGCCAACATTAAGCAGGCCGTCTTACGCCCCGGCAACAACCTCGACAATGCTGTGTGGTTCCAGGGATTCCCCAAGTTCACCCTGGTAAACGACGAGGGGGCGCTTTCCATCGCACAGCGCGTGAACACGCTGAACGCGAGCTATGCGGGCGCGGGATGGGCGAACGCGAAAAGCAGCGCAACCGCCTCGCTTGGCTACAATCAGGCCATGCAAGCGCTCGATACCGCACAGCAGAATAAGAACATTCAGAACATGGCGGACGTGGCGAACGGCGCGTTGTCTGCCGTCGGGTCGCTTGCGTCCGGCAACGTCGGCGGCGCGCTCATGAGCGCGGCTGGCACGGGCGTTAACCTCTATTCCTCGAACGCCCAGTTCGCGAACACCCAAAACCTGACCGCCTCGCAAGCCACGCAGAATTACCAGCTTGCGCAGTGGGCGAACAAAGGCGATTACGAGCAGCAGCTTGCGATGCTCAATGCGAGCGTTCAGGACGCGGCGCTCACACAGCCTTCGATCGTGGGGCAGACAGGCGGCGATGCCTTTAATCTGACTAATGGGTACATGGGCATCGAGGTGCGGTATAAGGTCATCAACGTCGATGCGGTTCGCGTCATCGGCGATTATTGGGGCAAGTACGGCTATGCCTGCCGCGAATGCGTCAACGTGGCGGCGTTCGGGCTGCACCAGATGCAGTATTACACTTACTGGAAGTTCACCGATATTTACATCGAAAACGCGTCGTGCGCGGAATCGGACAAAGACGCTATCCGTGGTATATTTAGCAAGGGCGTTACCGTCTGGCGCGACCCCGCGCAAATCGGCACCGTAATGCCGTACGACAACAAACCGAAAGCCTAAGGAGGTGTGATAATGGCAAAGAAAGCAATCTACGCTGACGCGTGCAACGACATTCCCGACCTGCTCGAAATGGCAGCGGGGCGAGCCTACATGAAAGAGGCTTACGGCCCAAGCGCCCGCGCGGAAGCGTGGCAGGTTAAATTTTGGCTGCAGTACCTAGAGGGCATCGCGCTGTCGCGTTTCGAATGGCACGACTTGCCCGCCGGAATCGACGCACGAGCGCTGGAACTGGAACTTTACTTGTATGGTGTGGTCGGAATGTTTCAGGCTGATGAGTACGTAGGGCGCGAGGGCGGTTTTCTCATGGCGCAGTGCTCGAATATGGGCGCTTTGAACATGTACTATAACCCGAACCGCGTGCTGCTCGTTGCGCCCATGGCGGGCGATGGGCAGCAAACGCAATGGCACCGCAACGCGCAAGCGTGGATTGACGATAACGGCGAGGTTCAACCGCCGAACTGCGCGCTCTGTTGGGATTCGCTTTCGCGCCGCCCGCTTTACCCGATGCTCCGCAATTACGCGCGACGGCTTGCAGAGATTGACCGTATCGTCCAAACCAACATGGGCGCTCAGCGCACGCCCTATATTCTCGCAGGCGGCGAAGGCTCCGGCCGCACGACGAAACGGCTCATTCAAAAGCTGGAAAATAACGAGCAGTATATCGTCGTCAACAATGCAGGCTTCGACGTTGCGACCGGCATCCAGGTGCTTAACACCGAAAGCCCTTATGTCGCAAAGGACATTCTGAGCGACCAACGGACTATTCTCAACCAAGCATTATCGCTGATGGGCGTTGACAATGACCCGCAAGCGGAGAAAAAAGAACGCCGTAATTCGCTTGAAGTGCTCCAGAATAACGAGCAAGTCATCATGTGCCGCAACAACTTCCAGCGGGCGCGCGAAATGTTCTGCGATGCCTGCGCGCGTGTTTTCGGCGTGCGTCCTTACGTCACGTGGGCGGCGCGGCATTTCACGGAGGACGAAAGCGCGTCTATCACTCAGGCCGAAAACGGCAGCGTTTCTCACGATGCGAAACTAGGGGGCTACGAATGATAACCACGGACGATGCGCCGACGCTGCATGATTTAGTCATGCTCTACGGGTACGGCATGGCAGGCATTATGGGCGATTACCCCATTTGGGACGAGGAAAAGCGCGAGTGGCTAAACTCGATGATCTACCGTCATTTCGCCTACCGCGAAATTGCCGCCGAAACGCCGCAGGAGTATGCCTTCCTCATGGCGCGCACCATGGCGGAAATGTCCCCGTCTGTCATGCCGCTATTCCGCGCGCTCGACGTTGAAATCGACATTCTGAGCAGCTTCGAGAACACGAGCACGAGCAACGACACAACCACCGCCGACGGCAAGCAGCTCTACAGCGCCACCCCGCAAACACAGCTTTCAGGCGATGAGAACTACGCGACTAACCTCACGGACACCGAAAGTAAAACGGAAAACGTTCAATCCACGACGAGCAGCGGCCGCAATGCGCCCGTGGGCGATATGCTCACGTCATGGATGCAGTCGGTTAATAACGCGCTCTATATCGTGTATAATGGGCTGGAGCCGTTGCATCAGCAAGTTTTCGAGATGGGAGGTGTGGCAACATGGCAGTAATCACAGACCCAAAATCAACCTTTGACTTCGCCTACAAAGGTTTTCAGTATCCGCTGCCGCCTAGCTGGAAATACGCGGTGCGGCAGCAAGACCAGATTTACTGGCTTTTGCAAGCGCTTTTGACGGTCAACGATAACGGCGTTTCTGACGAGTACTTGCAGGAGCAAATCGCCCAGGCGGTTTCCGACCTTACAACCGGCTACGCGAACGCGGACGCGACGCTTGCGCATCGCCTTGACGCGCTTATTGGCGCGCTGCAAGAACAGGTGGACAATCTGACCGTCGGCGTTACCGCGCAGCGCAACCCCGTAACGGGCATGCGCAATTATTCCTATGTTGTAAGCAAACAAATGTACGATATGCTCCGTACTTACGCCTGCACGTGGGACGAGCTGAAAAACACCGGCATGTCATGGGACGAGCTGAAAGCGACGAACCATACGTGGTTCGAGGTTGACATGTTCGGTAACGTCTACTGGGGAGACGGCGGGCAGCGCGCAAAGTTCACGCCTACCGACCACATCGATGTCAACAGCCCGGGCTATTCCGAATACCACCCCGGCATGATAACAGGCGATGCGGTCAAAATGCGAAGCTGGGGCGATATTGCCGCGTTCGGCTTCCTGAGCACCGAAGAGGGGGAGGGCGCATAAATGGCGACTACCAACTACCATTTCCCGACCATCGCGAGCGAAGACGCCATTAACGGCGTGACCGCTGTCAACGGGCTTGCTGAGGCCGTGGATACCGCGCTTAAATCGGTGGACGATAAAGCAAGCGGCGGCGAAGCCTACGTGCTTCCGCCCGCTACCGCGTCCACGCTGGGCGGCGTTATCATCGGCGATAACTTGAGCGTAGACGGCTCCGGGCGTGTGTCCGCTACGGCAGGGCAAACGTATGTTCTGCCTGCCGCCACCACGTCCGCGCTGGGCGGCGTTATCGTGGGCGTTGGTCTCAACGTCGCTGCCAACGGCACGCTTTCGGTCAACACTTCTTGGCTTGTCTCTCAAATCAATAACGCGGTAAAAGCGTACATGGCGGGCAATTACCAGACCGGCACCACATGGGGCGCGCTCAACACGGGCGGCTTTATCCAGGCGAAGGAGGCTTAAATCATGGCTACCACCCATTACAATTTCCCGACCATCACCGGCACGGACACCATCGACGGTGTAAACGCTATCAACGGGCTTGCGAATGCCGTCGATGCGGCGCTTTACGGCGTTGCGGGCGATATGCCCGAACAGTACGAACTACCCATCGCTGGCACTACCAGCCTTGGCGGCGTGCGCGGCGCGGGTCAGATTAGCGTCAACCCCACGACCGGTGATATGACCATCGGCAATAACACCATCCGAAACTCGATGCTTCAAGCGCAGTGCGTCGCTGGTTCAAACATCCAAAGCGGCACTATCAACACAACGCAGCTGTCCGGCTCTGTGAACACTCAGCTTTCCAACGGGTCGCTTGCGTACACGTCCATTACCGCAGCCCCGGAGGTTACCGCCGCGCCCAACTACAACGCGCAGGGCAACATGACAAGCGGCACGATTTACAGCAATTATGTCGTGAACGAATCCGCGCACATGGTATGCATCAAAATTTCCGGCACCGGTTGCGCGTTCAACCTGCCCGCGTCCAACACGGGCACGGACAACATGCTCGCAAAGCTTTTCACGCTACCGTCCAGCTACCGACCGGCAACCAACTATAGCCAGTTGATTCACGTTCGCACCGGTAGCGACGGCCAGCCGATTAACTTCTTTCTCACTGTCGGCTCTAGCGGCAACGTGGGCATGACGCACATCAACTATTCGAGCAACCGAAACAACATAGAGTTTTGGGGCGAGGGCGCTATCACGTTCTTCTACGGTGCGCAGGCTTCTGCCTAGGCGCGGGCAAACCGGGCGGGCTTTGCCCGCCCTTTTCTTTTGCTAGGAGGCGAGATTATGCCAAATCGAGAAAACACCTGCATGTTCGCTATGTACGTTATCGGCGAGGTCGAAAGCGGTTGGGACTGGACGGGCGTTAATCGCAATGACCCGATTACTATAGGCATGATGCAAAATTATGGGCAGCGCGCTGCGAACTGCATCATCAAATGCCGCGATGCCGACCCCGACGGGTGGACGGCATTTCAGGCCGCCGCACCGTCGTTGACGTCGGCGGTCGATGCGGGGCATGACTGGAACTGGTGGACGGGCTACTGGGTAAACGATGCGGAAGCGAACGCATGGCAGGAGTGGGCGCAACGCGACGGAAACCACGTGGGGCAGCAGCAATTGTGGATTGATGACGCGAACGGCTACATTGACCTGCTCGTTGGGTGGGGCTTGTCAGAAGACCGGCCGCAAACTCTCGTGTTCGCAATGAGCATGTACCATCAAAGCCCGCTTCAATGCCAGCGCGTTCTGCGGTCGTGCGGCGGCTCTGCCACGCTCGACTTGATGCACTCAACCTGCCTTGCTGACGGCGTGCTTGGGCAGTACAGCAATAGGTACAATACGGTATACGAACGTTTGTCCGCATGGGACGGCGAGAGTGCGCCGCCCGACTTTGGGCAAGTGGGGGATGTGGGCGCGGGCAGTGGCGGACAAGCACCGAGCATTAACGGAAGCGAGCAGCCCATCACCCGTGTTCAGCTCGACAACGGCATCATTACCTTGTACGGCTCCGGCGCTTACGAAAACGGTTTGGTGTGCTACCGCTCAGCGCCGAATGTTTGGCTCCCGTGCGAATCGGTCGCAACCCAAAACCCAAGCGGCGGCAACACGGGCGGCGGCAGCGCGACCGGCAGCGCGGCAGCGGAAGAAATGAAACAATGGCTGCTCGACCATCAGAACGCGTTCGCCTACTCGCAAGGCCCAGGGCGAATGTCCCCGGAGGATTCGGGCTATACCGACTGTTCTGCGCTCATGTGGTATGTCTACCACATCATAACCGGCCAGGAAATAGGAACCTGGACAGGTGACCAACAGAACTACGGCAGCGTCATTGCCGACGGCTCAGGCGCGTTGCCCCAAGACCAAATGCAAGTAATGGACTTGGTATTTTTCAACTGGTCTTACAACAACCCCATGTATGACCATGTGGAAGCCTACGTCGGCAATAATCAGCTCATCGGACACGGTGGCCCCGGTTCGGGGCCTTACATCAAAGAGAACGCGGACGCGTATGCTTCGAGCGCGTACAACTGGAGGGTAAGGAGGTATCTATAATGGCTGAGCGCAAATTTTACGACCCATCGCGCGCCATCAGCTACAATGCGCCGCTTACCCTCGTTATGTCCATGCGCTCATACGGCAAGACTTACGGGTTCACGCGCGAGGCTATCAAAGACTGGATGCGCGACCGCTCCGAATTCGTGTACGTGCGCCGGTATGAGACGGAGCTTAAAACGGCAGCGCCGAAACTCTTTGACGATATTGCCGCGCACAACGAATTTCCCGGATACGTCTTTAAAATGGCTGGCTATGAGGGGTTCATTGCCAAACAGCCACTAGACGAGGACGAAAAGCCCGACTGGCAACCGCTCTGCCATTGTGTGCCTGCGTCAAAGCAAGCGAATTATAAGGGCGTTGCATTCCCGAAGGTCAAAAAGATTATTTGGGACGAGTATATCCGTATGACCAAAGCTCCACCCGGTTACCTGCCGGACGATATGGGCGCGCTGTTCAATCTCTTCAAGACCGTGGCGCGCGACCGAACAAATGTTCACATGTACTTGCTGGCAAACACTTGTTCGATTGTGAATCCGCTGTTTTTGTTCGCGGGCATCCGCGACGAGCCTAAAGAGGGGTTCAGCTGGCATAGGGGCAAATCAATCCTCATCGAGTACGCTAAAGACGAGGTATTTGCCGACCAGGAGCGCGCAACGCCTGTTGGACGCTTGATAGCTGGCACGGCATACGAGGATGAAATGATTGACGCTGAATTCCACGACAGCACGGACACGTTCATAGCCAAGAAGACCAAGCGGAGTGCGTTCCTCTATCAAGTTGTTTTCCAGGGTATGAGCTTCGGCGTATGGATTGACACGAGCACGGGCATATACTACATTACGCCTAAAGTGCCGTCAGACGCTGAACAGCGGGGGATGTGCTATGCACTGACCGCAGATGACATGCGCCCGAACCTCTTTATGATTGACCGCGCTACTCCGTTCATTAAGAAGCTAACCGGGCTATATCGTATGGGCGTGTGCTACTTTGATTCCCCGGCCACCCGCGAAAGGTGGGTTAAAATGCTTCGCTTGCTTGGACTGAGGTGATACTATGTAGATGCGGCGGGTTTCTTTGTTCCTTTACTCGCCTGCCGCTCCTTCCACTATGGGCGCTGCACCGCCCATCATACAGAAGCCCTCTCCGTTTTGTGCCGCCGGAGGGGGCTTCGTTTTTAGAAGCTGTAAATGTTGAACTGCTTGTCTAGTTCGTCGAGGTCAATCTCTATTTCCTCATCCCACATTTCGAAGTGTGTATCACGGACAAAGCAGGCAGCTTCGTGGGCGTTTTCTTCGTTGGTTTCAAGCCCGCAATTGAATGCGTAATCGTTGATAGCGTTCAGAATATCGAGCGTGTTGTTCTTGACGTTCATGTTAGTTCCTTCCGTTCCGTTCCCTCTCTCGATGGTTATATAATACGCGGTTTTTGGGAAAATGTAAAGGGGTAATTTGGGAAAATTTGGGGTGTGTGATAAATTGAAATTGATGCAAGGCTGCGAGCTAATAATTGTGGCGAGAGGTGGTGAACAAAGTGGGCGCGCATAGGAAATATGTTTGTGCGGTATCGGGACAAAACGTTTCGTGGTTTGGTTTTGGGAAAATTCGATGCACGAAAATTCGCGTTCAACAACCC